ATTTCCACCCGAGCCGGTTGTAAAATCCGTATTTTTATGGTAGAATGGCAATGGCGCTGGCGCACGTTTTAGGTTGGGGACGGCTGATGCCCATTGAGTTCTCACCAACGGTCACTTCCGGCGACTTGATCAAGGCGGCGGCGGTGCTGATCGTAGGCGGCGGCACGGTGGTCGGGATCTACGTGTCGTTGCGAATGAGTATCGCCGACGTGGCGTTGGAAGCGGCGAAAGGGATTGCCGCTCTCGACCGCCGAGTTGTCGTGCTTGAGGATCGCGGACGCGCGGAGGAGAAGTTTCAGGAAGAGATGCGGAGCAAGGTGGACCGTGCGTTGGAGTTGTTGGCGTCGTTGAAGAAGTCCGACGCGGCGGTGGGGTCAAGATGACGTTTTCGGTGCCGGTGCCGTTCGCCGGCTTCGCGGAGGACCATGCGAAATGGCAAGATCAGTAGTGCAGCCTGCTCCTGCGGGGGTCGCGGCGCTTGCGTCGGACGAGCTTTCGGCGGAGGAGCAATCCCAACTCGACCAGATGCGGGAGGACGATGCCGGGGAGGCTACGCCGGAACCGGCAGCCGAGCCTGCGGCGGAACCCAGAGAGACGGGTGAGGCGTCGGCGGAGCCTGCGGCTGATGGGCGACCTCGTATGGTTCCGCACGCGGCGATGCACGAGGAGCGGGTGCGTCGGCAGGCTACCGAAAAGGAGTTGGCGGACGAACGCAAGGCGCGGCAGACGCTTGAGGAGCGGACCAATCTGCTTCTTCAACGGATACAGCCGGCGGCACAGCCCGCGCAGCAGACGCCCGCGCAGCCCGAGATCCCCGACGTAGCAACTGATCCGGTTGGGCATATCGTCGGGCGCATGAACCAGCAACAGGCTGTGCTCGAACAGCTTGCGCAAGCCCTCGTTACCGCCGGACAGCAGAACCAGGCGGCACAGGTCCAGGCGTCGGTGCAGCAACGGGCGGCGGCGCTGGAATCGGATTTCCGAGCGGCGAACCCCGAATACGACGCGGCGGCGAACTATCTCACCGACATGCGCAACAAGGAGCTTGTCGAATTGGGGTGGACCGATCCTGTCGAGCGTCGCATACAGATCGCGCGTGAGGCGCTTGAAGTGGCGGATCGCGCGCTAAAGGAAAGCCGGAATCCGGCGGAGGTAATCATGGGGCTCGCGAAGATCAGGGGGTTTGCGCCGGTTGCGGCAGCCGAGGGCGCGGCAAATGGAGTGGCAGCACCAGCCGCCGCCGCGCCTAATGCGGGACAGCGGATCGCGAATGCGGCGGCAGGACAGCGGCAGGCGGGAACATCGCTGAGCAATGCGCGCGGCGCGGCTCCTGCTCCGATCACCGCCGAGCGCCTTATTAGCATGAACGATTCGGAATTCGCCGAGTTCGTGGCCAACGCATCGCCCGCGCAAATGCGCGCGGCTATGGGGGAATGATTTGACATCGCGCAAATTTGCGCGGATTGTAATTAGTTAAGAACTGCTTTCGGCACCTGGGCCGTCAATCCAGGTTGCGCTTCGCCGGCGTTATCGGGCGGTTGAGACCAACTCTTTACTATGACCGAACCTAAATTCCTGTCGCTCGACCACATCGAGAATAATGGCAGCGTACATCGGAAAGAGATCAAAAACCGAGGATCAGGTATATTCAAGTGGTTGCGGGATAACGACTATCCTGCCGGTTTTCAAGTTTTGTGCATGAACTGCAATCACGGGAAAGCGCAGAATGGAGGCGTCTGCCCGCATAAGACTGGCCCGGTCTCCTAGTGGGGCTTCGTCCGCCGGACGATAACGGCAAATCGTAACCGTAGACGAGTTTACGGTTTCGCTTCTCCTGCGACAGTGGAGAACAAGTAAATGAACCAATATTTCTTGGTTCTCCACTGTCAAACAGGAGAAATAGATGGCTGTGACGAGCTATGGCACAAATGATCCGCTTGCGGTCAAATTATGGTCCAAGCTTTTGTCTGTCGAAGTTCTCAAGACGACCTGGGCAAGCCGCTTCATGGGTCCAACGAGTTCTTCGATCATTCAGATCAAGGACGAAACGAGCAAGACAGCCGGCGACAAGATCACGTATGGACTGCGCATGCAGTTGACGGGATCGGGTGTCATCGGTGACGGGACGTTGGAGGGCCAGGAAGAGGCTTTGACGACGTTCTCGGACTCGCTGATCATCAACCAGTTGCGGCACGCCGTTCGCTCGGCGGGGCGCATGAGCCAGCAGAGGGTGCCGTTCGTCGTTCGCGACGAGGCGCTGTCGGGGCTGCGGGACTGGTGGGCCGACCGCATCGACGCGAGTTGGCTGAACCAGATCGGCGGATACACGCCGCAGGCCGACACGCGGTTTACCGGGCTCCAGGCCGTGACCGATGCGGATCTCGCGCATCACAAGTTCACGCTCGGCACGGTATCGGTCGGCGATCAGAGCCTCACGTCGGCGGACACCTTCACCTTGTCGGTGATCGATAAGGCGGTGGAGGCGGCACGGACGCTGAGCCCCGCGATCAGGCCGGTCAACGTGAACGGGCGCAACTTCTATGCCTTGTTCATGCACCCGTACCAGGTCACGGATATGCGGACCAACACCTCGACCGGGCAATGGCTCGACATCCAAAAATCGGTGATGACCGGCGGCGACATCGAGGACAACCCGATCTTCGACGGGTCGCTCGGGATGTACAACGGCGTCATCCTTCATTCGGACAGCCGCGTGCCGCAAGGCATCACGAGCACGTCGGGTGCCGCGATCACGACGGTTCGCCGCGCGATCTTCTGTGGAGCGCAGGCGGCGATGATGGCCTATGGCCGCGACAACGGGCCGGAACGGTTTACGTGGGTCGAGGAGTTATTCGACTACGAGAACGAACTTGGCGTGAGTGCTGGTTTGATCTTCGGGCTGAAGAAGACGATCTTCAACAGCGCGGACTTTGCGACCATCCTTTGCGCTTCCTATGCTACGTCGCATTAAGGGAGGCTGAACTATGGCACTGGCAACTTATACGTCTTCGGTTTTCAAGAATAACACGCCGAAGTTCTCGCACATCGCGGATTTGACCGTTTCCGGCAAGGTCCAATGGACTGCCGCCGGGTCGGTTGGCGATATCCTGTTCTGTGCGAAGGTTCCGCATGGGGCGAAGATCGTCGATTTCGCCGAATACCACACTAACGGGCAGACGGCGGCGGTCATCGACTGGGGCTTCAATAAGGGCGTGGCGGCCGGAGGTGGCGCGAATGCCTCGTGCTTGGTTTCCGGCGGCGCGGTCGCGACGATGAACCGCATGAGCTTCGCGGCATCGCCAACGAAAGGGCCGATCACGATCTCGCTTTCGGACCTTGACCCGGTTCGGTACGCGACGCTGATCGGCAAGGCGGTTTCGGGCACGTTCACGATTTCTGTCGTGACCTCGTTCGTGCTCACCTACCGCTTTGACGGTCCCGAACAGGTTTGATGGTGAGAGGTCGTCGTTCATGGAGCCGACTGCGCTCAATGAGATTCAGGCGCTCATAGTCAAGGGCGAGGTCGATGCCGCTATCCACAAGTGCGCGGCATTCCTGAACGACGACTTCTTTCACGATGAGGCATTGTTCCTTCTCGGCGGCTGCTTCATGGCCGGCGGGATGAACGGGTTGGCGGCGGTGGTGACATCGGCTGCAATTGATGCACGCGAGGCGAAGGGCAAGCCGTTCCCGGAAGCCTTGTTGAACCTCGGCGGTTGCTACAAGTCCGAGCACAATAACGAGATGGCGGCAAAGGTTTACGCCGCAGCGTTGGCGCAGGAGACGCTGCCGCGTGAGCGATCGAAGATCCTGACCAACATCGCTGGGCTCTATATCAATGAGGGCGATCCGGCGAAGGCGCTTGAGTGGTGCGAAAAGGCACTGACCGAAGATCCGAAGAATCACAAGGCAGCGGTGAACCGGGGCATGGCGTGCCTTGAGTTGGGACGCTGGCGCGAAGGCTGGGAGGGTTGGGGGCATACCTTTGCGAGCGGCGACCGGACGAGGCGGGATTACGGTGAGGGAATAGGAGATTGGGACGGTTCACCGGGCAAGACGGTGATCGTCTACGGGGATCAAGGCGTGGGGGATGAGATTTATTTCGCTTCGTGCATCCCCGACGTAGTGAAGATTAGCAAGAAGGTGATCCTCGATTGTCATCCTCGGCTTGAGGCATTGTTTCGGCGGTCATTCCCGGGCGTGCAGGTCTATGGCACGCGGAAGGATCTGACGGCTCTTGAATGGGTGCCCGATTGCGGCGCCGACGCGGCTATCTGCGTGGCCGACTTGCCGGGGCTGTTCCGCAACGAGGCGGCGGATTGGGGTGGGGACGCTTACCTCAAGGCGATGCCGGTATTGAAGACCGGGAGCGGTCCCCGTATCGGTATTTCGTGGACTGGTGGCACGAAGCGCACGCGGATTGACCTACGCAGCTTGCCGTTACGAGCGTTAGAGCCGATTTTGCAGGCGCGTGAGGATGCGCAATGGCTCTCGCTACAATACACCGAGAACGCGGCGCGTGAGGTCTGCGACTTTGAGGAGCATACCGGCGTTCGATTGTCGCACTTCCCGGGGTGGGTTGAGACGTTCGATTACGACAGCACCGCGAGTTTCGTGGCATCGCTCGATCTGGTAATAACCGTTTGCACGAC